TCGGAACGACCGCGGCCAATGTGCCGAACGGCGTCATGTATGCACACGCTGAAGGTTGTGTCATGGAAACCGGCTTGCTGATCACTGAGAAGCGCTATCTGCCGAAGAACCGCAGCGAGATCTCGCTCGCGAAGATTCCGGTTGCACGCATCGTCGGCGGCACCGGTCGGTATGGCTATGGACGCCGCGGCGATCAGGCCAGCTACAACACGGACAACTTCAACCTGTTGGCGTCGCTGATGAAGTTCGGCGGCCCGCCAGCATGGGAAGTGTGGCCGGCGAATACGTCGGCCGGCATCGAGGCCGAGACCGGCCAGGTGTGGGTACCGGCAGGCATCATGCTGGCCTACTATAGCGAGATCAAGGCGCGCTACGTGGCCGGGTTCCAGTATTCGAACCTGCCCTCGCAAGTCAAGATGGCATGCGCCCAGGTGATCACGTCGCTCGCATCACTGCCGCCGCTGGGCAATGTGCGGATGTATCAGGCTGGCGACACGAAGATCGAACAGTTCACCGCGAGCCTGTTCGGCGAAGACGTCAAGGCGATGCTTGGGCCATATCGGGCGCGGATGTTCACATGAGCTTCATATATCCGCGCACGATTGCGATCACGCGACCGACCTCGGACGTCACGCCCGGCTACACGTCGGACTACAGCGGGGTCGAGCCGGCTGACGAAACGGCTGTGGCGAGCGATCTGCCTGCGTCGATCCAGTTGAAAAAGACAAGTGGCAAGCCAGATGCAAACCTGCCGGCAGATGCCGGCAAGACTCTCTGGACGGTCCTCATCCCGCTGGGCGCCGCGCAACTCGGCCTGATCCAGACCAATGACATCGTCACCGATGACCTCGGCCAGCGCTATCAGGTCACCGGCCCGTACTGGAATTCGCTAGGATATGCGCTTCTGGTCGAACGTCTGGAGCCGTAATGGCTGACATTTCCGATGTACGGAACACCCTCGGCAGCCTCGTTGGCGCCGCCATGTATCCCAATGGAGTGGGTCAGGCAAGCGCGGTTGGTATAACGGTCGTGGTGCGCTCTGGCTGGCCGGTACCGCAACAGTTGAAAGCGATCGTGGCTGGCAGTAATGCCATGGTCAGCATCTACCAGATGCCGGGCATGGGGAAAAACACCACCCGGTTTCTGGGTGACGATGATGCTGAGAACGCCATCCCGGCTCCGAAACTGACGCTGGCTGTAGCGGGCAACCGCGTGACAGTCGGCGGCTCGATCAATGCGGGCGAAGCGCCCACCCTGACGGTGAATTACCAGCCGTACGGCTATGCGGTCAAGGCAACAGACACCGTCAACACGATTGCTGCCGCACTGGCCGCATTGATCCCTGGCGCGTCGGTAAGCGGCTACGTGGTCACGATTAACGGCGCATTCAGTATCGAAACTGACATTTCCGTGCCAGTCACGGTTCAGCAGGAAATCGGGCGCCAAGCACAGGTCTTTATGTTGGCGATCTGGGGTCCAACCGAGTCGCTGCGCGATGCCATCGGGCGCGTACTTGAGCTTTCGTTCAAGCAACAGCCTCGCATCGTTATGCCTGACAACACGTGGGCGAGGTTGCTGTATCGAGGCGTTACTGATCTTGACGCCAGCGAGAAATCGCAGATCTACCGCCGCAACCTGCTGTACGAAGTCGAGTACGCCACGATGGCGCCGACAACTACCAACACCGTCACGAATTTCGGTGTGACGACGACGCCGGTGAACGGCTCGCCCAATACCACGAACATCTGAGGCTTACATGGCAACGAATACACTCGGCTACTACCTCGTCGTGCGGCACGCATTCGGCAACTATCGCAAGGGCGACGCGATCCGCGATCAGGATGAAATCACCGCGGTGCTGGCTGGCGAGAACGCCAATTTCGTGCACAAGGTGATCGGATGAGTATCGATCGCAGCCGTGCGGCCGGAATGGCGCTCAAGTTGGCGGTCCAACGCTTCGTCGGGCAGGAAGCAACCCCGCCTGTCTGTGTGCGCATCAAGAAAGCCTTCATCGAGATCATGCGTGAGCAGTTCGGCGTGGACTGGACCCGGCAGGCCTGGCAGATTCAGGTCTGGTTCATCGACGGACACAAGCCGAACGTGAAGATCCCGCCGCGCCTGCTCATGCCTCACTGAACCGCCCCACCCTCGTCAAATAGACCGCCTCCGGGCGGTTTTTTCATTTCTGGACCCGCTTCGAGCGGGTTTTTTTACGCCCGGAGTAAACGATGCCCGTCTTTCAAGCTGGCAGTTTGAACGTCACCGCGCTGCAGGCCCCCGACCTGTACGTCATCATCCAGCCGCCGAGTATCGCGTATATCAACGGCGTGCCAACGGATGGCCTCGGCCTCGTTGGTGTCGGTTCGTGGGGTCCGGTCAACTCGGCCATGATGGGCGTTGGCAACAGCGCGCAGGCCCAGACACTCATCGGACCAGTCACCAACCGCCCGCGCGACATCGCGAGCGCCGTCGCCATCGGCGATGTGAACGGTGTCCAGAATTACGTCCTCGTGCGCGTCACGGATGGTACGGATACCGCTGCCAGCGCGGCACTGAAAGACACGCTCGGCTCGCCGGTCACGGGCATGACGCTGACGGGTCTGTACACCGGCATCGTCGGCAACGGCATCACATGCTCAATCGTTGCGGGCACCGCGGCGAACACCTACAAGCTGTCGATCCAGCGTAACGGCTTCACGCCGGAAGTATTCGACAACCTCTCGCAGGGCGTCGCCAGCGGCACGGTCACCCCGGGCACCGGATTTACATCTGTTCCCGGACTGGCTATCTCGGCGCCGCAGGCCGCCAATGGCGTGCAGGCGACGGGCACGATTAGCCTGAAGGTGCTGTCGGCCAACGTCACCGGCGGCGGGGCGATCGGCGGTACGGGTTATGTGACCGGTGACACCATCACGATGGCCAACGGCGTCATCCTGACGGTCACCGCTACGGCTGGCGTCATCACGTCGCTAACCGTCACGAACGCCGGCGCGCTCACTGGCGGCACGGCGCCGACCGCTGCGGTCGCGCCCGCCTCGACCTCTGGTGTCGGCACTGGTGCGCTGGTCAACATGGTGTGGGGCCTTGGCGCCTTCACGCCCGGCATCTCCGGCGCAGGCTACACGTCGGCCACCGCCACACTCACGGGCGGCGGCGGCACCGGCGGCACGATCAGTCTGGTGACCAGCGTCTGGCTGAATATGGTCAACGCCGTGAACAACGGCCAGACCGGGCTTCGTGGCCCGTCGCAGAACTGCATCGCCACGCTGGGCACTTCCGCCAACGCGCCGAACCTCACGAACACCTACACGCTGGCCGGCGGTACCGATGGCACGGCGGGCGTGACCGATATCACGATGGTGGGCGCAGATGGCCTGACACGTTCCGGTATGTATGCGCTTCGCAAGGCGGGTGCGCAGGTCGGCAACCTGATTGACTGCCAGACACCGAGCACCTGGACGCTCCAGCTCGCATTCGGACTGCAGGAAGGCATCTATTTCCACAGCGCGAACCCGGTGGGTACCAGCATTACGACGAGCGCCGCCAATCTCTCGAGCGCCGGTGTCGATGGGTATGGTTTCGCGTGTCTGGTGGGCGACTGGACGTTCTGGCAGGACACCGTCAATGGCGTGAACCGTCTGGTGTCGCCCGCCACGTTCTCTTCGGCGCAACAGGCCTCGACGAGTCCCGAGCAGTCTGTGCTGAATGCGCCGATCAGCGGCATCCTCGCGACCCAGCGCAGCCAGCAGAACCAGCCGTACAGCGATGCGGAAATCGCGCTCGCGGCCACCTCCCGCCTCGAAGTGATCACCAACCCGGCTCCGGCCGGCGCGATCTTCGCATGCCGCACCGGTCGCAACGCGAGCAGCAACAGCGCGACGAACGGCGACAACTACACGCGGATGACGAACTACATCGCATTCACGATCGCGAGTGCGTTCGGCTACGTGCCGGGAAAGGTCCAGACGATCAACCTGCGGCGCAACGTGAAGGGCGCGATGGATGCGTTCTTCGCCAACCTGCAGGCGAACAACATGATCGGCAACGTTAATGCGCCGACGCAGCCCGGGTGGTCGGTGCAGATCAACGCGGCGAACAACCCGATCAGTCAGGTTGCGCTGGGTTACATGGTCGCGACCGTCATGGTTACGTATCTCTCGATCGTGCGGTACTTCCTCGTGAATATCGAGGGCGGACAGACCGTCACCGTAACGCCGCAGTAACCCATTCATTGGAATATCTAGCCACCTTCGGGTGGCTTTTTCATCTGGAGTAAGCCATGCCGCAATCAGGCCTGAATATAGGCAGTGACTACCGCTTCGATGTCTATACGTCGGCCGGCCTGCTCACTCTGCCGACGCTGCTGAATTTCAAGAAGCGGAAGATCACCAACAAGTTGACGGTGAAGCCGCTCAACACGCTGCCGATCCACCTCTCGTTCCAGGAGGGTGGCTGGGAAGGCTCGTTCGAAGTCTCGCGCGCTGACGCGACGCTCGATACGTACTTCGCCAACTTCGAGGCGAACTACTACGCAGGCATCGTCCAGCCGGCTGGCTTCATCCAGGAAACCATCACCGAAATCAGCGGACCGCCGAGCACCTTCCAGCTTCAGGGTGTGATCCTCTACTTCGACGACGCTGGCGACGCCGAAGCCGAAAAGAACGTGATCCAGCGCGTCTCGTTCCTCGCGTCCACCCGCATCCAGTTGAACTGAACCTATGACCGAACTGAACGTTACAGAAACCAGCGGCACCGCACCGGTGCTCAATGGCGATACGGCAGTCGTCGACGTGGCCGATGGCCGCAAATTGACACTGACCTATCCGGGCCCGCTTGCGCAGTACGAACTCGTGCTGGCCATCGGCAATGAGGCGGCGGAGAACACCCGCTTCGTCAATATGTGCCTGCCGCTCATCTACCTGAGCGCGATCGATGAGACCCCCGTGCATCTGCCCACGACCTTGCTGCAGGTCAAGGCGCTGATCGGGCGGCTCGGTCATAAGGGTCTCGCCGCGCTCACGAAGGGCATCAAGCTATTCGATGACAAGGAAGACCGCGAAGCCGCAAAAAAATAAGCCGGGACCCTGGCGTGCGTAAGGTGCTGATGCTTACGAAAGCCGGTGTCCCGTGGGATGTCGCGACACGACTCCAGCCCGCTGAATTGCTTGGATTCTGCATTGCCGCGGGCGAAATCCAAGGCGCCGAGTGGTCGTGGTCAAGCATGGAGTGGAAGAAGCCGAAATGAAGACATACAAGTCATTCGGCGCTTTCGCCCGGGCGATGGAGCGCGCGGCGGCTGAACTCGATCTGGCCTACGCGGCTGCCATGGAGACGGGCGCGATCCTCGTCGAGGCGACGGCCAAGGAAGAGTTCGGCCACTACCAGCGCGAGGACATGGGAGAGCTCACCCCGTGGGCCGAACTGAAGGATGCGACCAAGCAGCAGCATTTGCAGGCAATCGTCGACGGCGAAGCGGCTGACGATGCCGGATATAACACCCCGCTGCTAGTGAAAGGCGGTCTTCGGGAAAGCGTTGAGCATGAGGCGGAGCCTCGCGCGTTCGCGGTAGGCAGTGAAGCCGAGGTCATGGTGTGGCAGGAAGAAGGAACGCCTGAGGGCATCCCACCTCGCCCGGTGCTGGCAACAGCGATGTATCGCAACACCGAAAACGTCGTGAATCTGGTCGGACAGGCCGTCGAAGATACCCTTGCGGGCAGGAAATGATTAACGCATATGCCATCGGCGTCACCGCCACACTTGAGGACAATGTCAGCAACCGGCTGATGCTGATCGTCGAATGGGCGGACAAGGCAAATGCCTCAATGCTCGCGTTCGTCGAGAGTGCACGCAAAGCATCGACTGCCGGCGCCGGAATGGCCCGCAACTTCGAGAAGGCCGCGACGGCTGCAACCGCCCTTGGCGACAGCGCCGGGAGTCTCACGCGCGCGAGCTACGTGCTCGACACCATGGCGGCCAGCAGCGGGGATCTCGCCCGTAACATGGCGGCGGCGCGAGCTGAAGCCAATGGCATGCGCACGCCTGGTGGACGGGTGCCCGGCGGTGGCGGCGGTGGTTCCGCATCCGATGACGACCGCTCGACGTCTTCTGGTCGCGGTGCGACGGCTGCCGGCGTAGCAGGTGCCGGCATGCTCTATGGCGTGTACGAAAACGCCCGCCTGGCTGATGCGAACGTTAAATCGGTCGCCACAGCACAGGTACCGTTCGACCAGTGGCAGCCGAACATCGAGAACTTGCGCGCTCGCGAGATGGAATACGCGAGCAAGTACGCATGGGCTACGGGCGGTCACATTGAACCGTTCGGCGACTCGATGCTGGAAGGTTCGCGCCTGA